CTCAACTGTGTGCGGCACTTATATCTGCCCAGAAGGACCCAGAAAATATCAAATGATGTTTAACGCCTGCCATAACCCCTTGCCGCATCTTTGAAAACCTTTTCAAACGCCTTGGCAAAAGATTTATCAATGGCATCGGCCGACTGTTGCTGCAGCTCCCGAGCGAACAGGCCACGCCCAGCGAAGATCCTGGCCATGCTCGGGCCCTTGAGCACCCTCAGCGATCCCTTGCCCCTATGTTTCGCTATTCGTTGCATAGGAAGCCCTTTGCTCTGGTTAAAGAATGCATTAGTAATTGGCTTGGCTGGCTTACCTCTTAACACCTTGACAGTGGCTCTCTTGCCTGGTGTTACAGGTTTTCCCCAGCCCTTGCCTTTCCCCATCCCAGGTTGAGGGCCGCCACGGACGCCAGGCTTGAATCCATATTGATTAAGCGTAGGAGAATTAGGAGATGCGTATATCGTTGCAGCATTACCCTTGTAAGACGGTCCTGCTATATCCCTCTTAATCCTTGCTGATGGTATGTTATATCTTTGCGTAATACCTTTGGCAATCTGTGTCCTTGCCGCACTCCCTGCGGCCTTTACGCCCAGGGCTACGGCCTTGTCAACCATGGCAGGGTTGGCCAGCGCCCTCATCTGCCTAAGCCCCTCCAGGCCCTGCAGCTCCAGGCTGACGCCAACGACTTTGCCCATGTCGCCACTGTCTGAGTGAGTGAGACAGAGGCTAGCGAAGATCACTGACAGATCACTGATCACTGAGAACCGTTGCAGCGCAAGCGATCACAGCGACATGCCGGATGTTTACTGACAACCACTGATCGTTTACTGATCATTTACTGATCGCCACTTATCCCTGAGAACCGTTGCGCCGCAGTGAGTCTCAGTGAGACCAGCCCGGTTTACTGATTTACTGATCGCTCCAGAGAGAGAAAAAAATAAAAGGTTCCCTCTGATAGGAAACAGAGAGATCGAGAGAGAGGGGCAGAAAAACAGTCAGTAGATCAGTAAACTGTAAGTATCTATCTATAAACCCTTACTATGACTACGTTTTGGAGATCTGGGACCGATCAGTAAAACGATCAGCAAACGATCAGTGAAGTCAGTGCTCAGATCTGGCATCTCCAGCCCCGCCAGATCTCAGAACCGGCGCCACCACAGGGTTTTGGACCACTGGAGCCAGATCAGCAGATCACTGATCACTGATCACTGATCAGCGCTGATGTGTGCCAGTTGATGTGTGCCAGTTGATCCCTGCCACTGATCTGCTGGCGGATGTCACGGGTGATGTGGCGGGGGTCTGCGCCGCGATGCCCTCACCAGGCCACAGGAGGCCCGCACACGCCCCTTGGCGGGGCCAACACGCCCCAGGAGGGCAGCGCAGCACGCCAGGGCCGCCACAGCGCCTCAGAACGCCACCTGGAGGGCTCAGGGTCACCAGCGCAACCACGGCGCCCCTGGGAGCCGCAGGAGCGCCGCAGGGGCCCTCTGTGGCGATTCCTGCGCAGATGGGTGCCCTCCCCCGGTGCCGCCCATGAAAAAGCCCCGGCGTAACCGGGGCGGGTGATCGGTTGTGTGGTCAAGGAGAACGTGCAGTGCTGTCAGGTGGTCACAGCAGATGGTCACTGGCTCGTTCCATCCAGGCCAGCGCGTAGGCTTGGACCTCTTTGAGCTTGCGGAAGGCCTCAAACCGCTGGCTCATGGCCCGCGCGTAAGCGCCAGGCTCCTGAGGGTAAAAGTCGCGGGCGTTACAGGTGGCGGCTGCCAGGGCTTCGCTGGCCCGGTCAATGGCCCGGCAGACGGCATGGTATTCATCCGCCAGGGACTTGGCCCCTGTGCCGTTCAGGTGGATTGTGGGGAGGGTGTAGGCGGGGGTTGGGGTGGCGGCGGTCATGGCTGGTTTTGCTGGTAGTGGGAGGCCACCTTCCGATGACCTGACTGTAACAACGAGCTGATGCTGTGATATTGCCGATTGTGCAGTGTGGTTGATGTGAACGCCGCCAGGGAGGGTTCCTGGTGGGCCATGTGGCGGGGTTCAAACGCTGGAAATAATGGATTGGCACACTCTGCAGTTTTGGCCGATAAGACTTTCTTGCCACTTAGCAATTAATTTCTTGGCCTCAACTTTTGCAAATTCTTTATCTTTTGCGCTAACCTTGAAAGACTTTACGCGAGGCAAGGAAACACCACAGCAATCGCAATTTATTTTAGTCTTTGCTTTTAGGGTTCCAACGGCGGTGGTCATAGCCAGATGTGCAATGGGATTCGAGAGGCTTTCCTCCCGATGACCCAACAGTAACGCACCCGTGACGCCATACACCCAACCCAGTAGCACCGTTCACAATCTGTCACAGTGCGTTAGCGACCGCTAGGGATCACCACTCACCCAGCCGCTGGCACCGGACCACAGCAGCGCCGCGTCCTAGCCCCGTCAGCTCCCAGGCAGATGCCAGGGCATGGCCACGGTCCCGGGCGAACAGCTCCAAGGTCTCGCACCGGCCCTCCACGGCGAGCAGCACCCGCCAGGGGCGTGGGGTGAGATCAGCCATCGGCCTGCCCCACGATCCGCTCCAGCTCGTTCACGATGTCGAGCACGTCCTGGCGAATCCCCGGGGCGCCCTTGATCAGCACCGCCAGCACTTCCAGCGCCGCAGCCATGCAGGCCTCTGGCCAGTGGTCGTACATCGGGCCAGGGCGCAGGGTCTCGGCGTGCCGCTCCCGGAACGCCGCCATGATCGCTTGGGTGGCGGGAGAGAGATCAGCCATCAGCCTTCTCCTGCTTCAGAATCCGCCGAGCCTGCCGCCGTCGTCGCAGCATCCCCGCGTAGGCAGTACGGGCCTCGGAGCAGTCGCGACGGTCCGACAGGTCGTAATCCTCCAATAAGCAGTCCTTGAGGCCGCCGACACCGTAGACGACGAACAGTGCTCCGGCGATTGCGGCGCATGGCTCGCAGGTCTTGTAACGCGACCAGCCATACCCTTTCATCAACACTTGATATTCCTCATAATCAACGCCCGGCTCAATCAGCCCCCTGCACTCACAGCAGCGGTGCCGCTTCCTGGCGCGGCGGGTGATGACCTTGTAGAAGGCTGCAGTTTCGAGGTCGCTGCAGTCACACATCGTCCCGCCCCCGCCCCCGCCCCCTGGCCCTGCGTGCGCGGCGCTTCCGGCCGATGGTGGGGCCTCGCTGCCTGCGCTGTTCGGCTTCGTCGGCCATGACAGCAGCGAAGGCGTCAACAATCTGATTTACTGCCACCTGGCAGGCGTGGCCAAATCGCTGGAAGGTGACATTCAGCGCTTCTACTTGCGCCGGTGTGGGGGTGATCTGAGGAAAATCAGGCATTCCGGTGAGTTGTTGGTTGAGCAGTGTGCAGGGCGATTCTTCTACCATGAGACCGTGCGATGACACCATTTTTCAAGAATTATCACCTCTAAAGCTCCACAGGGAAAGATTTCATCACAACTCCACCCTCTTCTTAAAAGATCCCACCTTGTGTGTTTTGCAACGCCCTTTGTGGGGAACCATCGATAACTGTTGCCATCATAAAAGGAAAAGCCAGCCTTATTGCCATGGGTAACAGCGGTACTCACAAAATCACCTCCCAGGTCACAGGCTAAGTCTGCCAAATCTGTTGGCAGGCTATTTAGAAAGCTACTACAAACCCTTCTTTCGTTATCAAGACGTTTCAGAGTGTCTTGATACTGGCTTGCTTCAAACCCTTTCTTGTCAAAAGGGTCGAGACACCTTTCCAATAACGCCGTGGTTTTTTGTGACCGCTCCCCAATATATTCATCAGAACCGGGAAGCCTTCCGATAAGAAACCGTTTGCGAGGAATAATTGCGGTAGCCATGGGTGGAAGCGAAGTGGAATGGTGTGCAGGGTTGCCGGGGTGACCCCCGGCGCAGAAACAGATTCAAACGGAAACAGAAACCTTGAGCGAATTCGCAGCCGAGGCAATCGCATCTTTTGCGGCCTGAGCGATGTTTTTTGCGATGACTTTGTTTACGTCAGAAACAGCAGCTTTTGCTTCTCTTTCTAGCGTGTCTTTGATGTGCAGTTTCATAAGCACGGTCAACCTTGGCCCTTCGTTGCTCCAGTTATAGCTTTCTTCCTGCCTTGTCTTGAGTTTCCAGTTGACGGGCTCAGACATGTAAGCTTCCGCCCTTGCAACAATATATTCAATAAAGGTCTTTGGCTCACCTTTTGGCTCGCCATAGTTATTTGTTTGCTGCAGGTTTGCAGATTCAATCATCTCACCCACGCGAGGAAGTAAGTGCTCTTCCGCAAGTGCTGCGATTTTGGTATCGACAGCCTTTTGAATGCGTGTATCAATTTCACGCTTAAAGCGTGACTCATAGCGTGTTTCTTGCTCTGTTTCAGGGTCAAAGCCGGTAGACCTGAGCAAGGCCTCGACACATTGATCGACAATCCTGTCTCCAAGTGATTCGATGTCAAGGCCGAGAGATTTAAGGGTTTGGAGGTCCATTTGGTGGATGCAATGGAATGTTGTGCCCAGATTGCCGACGATCTGGCAGGCTCCCCACGGGCCAGGGGTCTGAGCCCCGTGAGAGGCGTGTTCGCCTCCCGATGCCCCAACAATAACCCCTAGCGATCACTAACGCACCCGCCCCGCATCCAGCTCAATAAACTGTCACAACCACCGCGACTACAACCGATTGCTACGGCTGTGCCCAACCTGTGCCCATCTGCCCCTAGGATCAGCGCACACCACACGGGAGACACCCATGGGCGCAATCGCAGACACACTCCTGAAGGGGCTGGGCAACCCCCCGCCAGGGGAGGTCCGATGGCTTGAGCTGCTGATTCCTTCAGCCGGTGGTAACTCGCCACCTGCCTCACCCACCGCCAAGATCACGGCCGCCATCCGGCCTCCGCATCATCCGCCGATTCCCAGGATAGAATAACGACAAGGCTGGACACCTTGCAAAACACCGTCCCCCGGCAACAGCTCACACGACCGGGTAACAATCGAGAGCAACGCGGCCTGAATAAGCCTCCTTCGCCGGTTGGGCCGGCACCCCTTATGATTCCCATGCGTGCATTGGGATCCTGGCCCCCACCGTCTGTGAGCGGTGGGGGTTTTTCTTTGCTCACCCCGGCAGATCCCCCGTCGCCTCATACCGCCACCCACCCCGTGGTGCCTCCGTCCTCCTGCCCACGCCCAGTGCCACCAGCGCGTCAACTGCAGCGCCAGCAGCCCCGGCGTCGATCTCCTTCCGGGCTCGGGGCGAGAGGCTGCTGACGACATCCCCCCAGGCGATCGGCACCCCGCGCCGTATCGCGAGCTTGTGTATCCGCTCCATCAGGTCTGACGCGCCACCGGCCTGGCCGCCCTCAGCTGCTTCGTGGAGGCCCAGGGCCCACTCCGTGAGCGAGTCAACCATGTTTTGGGCCACCTGCAGGACGCAAGCGCCCACCTGTTCAGACCGCTCACCATCGACCGCAACGCGGTGGAGGAGGTGCAGGACACCGGCGACGCGGAGAGCCTTGCCGGGTGCTTTGCTCCATGCGGCGCACTGGGAGTCGAGGCTGGCCCTCTTCGCGTCGGCCTGGCAGCGCTTGTCGTAGGCGGTGAACCGGCGCCGGGCTTCGTCCGAGAGCACCAGGATCACCTGTGGCAGCCGGTAGAGATCCCCGATGGTCTGCTCCAGCAGAGCCGCCGCGGTCTTCATCGCCCACACATCCTCCTCTGACTCATCGGCTGGGAGTTCCACCACGACATCGGGCACGGGCAGGAAGTTGAATCGCGCCCAGAGGCCCGCGCCATCGTCATTAGCCAGCAGGCTTTTCAGAACCGACGGCTGGATGGTGCCGGTGATCGTCACCTGTGACCGAGTGAACGACCTGCCGCCGTCATCCTCGGAGATCCTGAGCGAACGGCTGCCACCACCGCCGAACAACTCCAGCAGTTGCTCCTGCTCAGATCCCCTCCCTTTGGGCTTGTATTGATTGAGCCCGCCAAACAACGCCTTCAGCTCTTCCTTGGCAACAATCAACGGAAAGCCAGCCTTCTCCTGGATCGCCAGCTGCCTCACCAGCGCCTCGCCGGTGTAGTCGCTGCAGCTCACCAGGACACTGCGGGGGCGCTCCGTCTTCTCCGTCGGCTTCTTGCCCCGGTTCTCCTCCTCCCAGTTCTGGAGGGTTCGTGCGGCTTGGCGCGCCAGGTCGATTTCGATGGGCCTGAGGGGAACCGTGGTGAGGAATTCCCAGGCCGGGGTCTTCTTGATGCCAGACCTGCCCACCAGGGCGGTGAACATGTTCAGGGGCACGCTGAAGTCCCACTTTTCAGAGGCCACCAACCGGCTGCCCAGCTTCAACACCCCGGCCGAGGTGGTGATGAACAGCATCGCCGCAGACAGCGGGTCGATCGGGAGATACTGCGTCCTGATGCGAATGGCATCCGCCAGCGACGGCGGCAGGATCTCCGTCAGCGACAGCATCTGTGCCGCCACCGCCGACCGCTCCGCCGCCGCCTCGATTCGCTGCTGCTCAGCGGCGACCTGTGCCGCAGCCACCTGCTCCGCCTCGATCGCGCTCAGCAGGGGCCGGAGCTGAGAGGCATGTACGTCCGCCCGGGCAGCCAGGGCCGCCAGCTGCTGCTCCAGCGCCAGCCGGGAGGTGCCCGCCAGGACAAGGGCTCTGATCTCTGTGGCGGCCTGCTCCAGCGTCAGCGGCGAGGGGGGCGCGGCAGGGGCAGGACCTGGCGCCGCGGGCTGCTCCTGCTCCGGCACATCGGCCGGATCAGTGATCCCCTCCGCAGTGACCCGCTCCAGCTCAGCGGCCCTCTCCCAGGTGAGCACCCCTGCCACGGCGTCGCGGTTCTCCTCCGCCTCAGACCAGCGGAGCCACCGCCTGGAATAGGCCCTGCCCTTGGCCCTGTTGGGGCTGAACCCCTCACCATCTGCCAGTTGCCCCGCCAGGCCCAGCAGATCGAAGCAGGCCCGCTCAGTGAGGCGCGGCGGCGGCGCGTCCTGCCGTATCTGCTGAGAGCCACCGCCGGACGCCTGGCCCTGCCCCGATCGAGGGGAGTCGCCTCCCAGCCACGCCGCCACCCGTTCGGCCGTGGGAGCGAAGGCCTTTCGCCCCCAGCCATGGCCCAGCAGCCGGGCCAGCAGATCGAGGCCATTGCCCCCACCCCCCTGGCCGTCCTTGCCGCCACAGTGAGAGCAGAACCACTCCCCATCCCCCGCGTCAGAGTCCCACCGAAACCGGGTGCTGTCAGGCTCGCCGGCTGAGCAATGGGGGCAGGGGCCCTCCCGGTGGCAGAGCTGATCGGAGCTGATGCCGCCAATGGCGACGAGAATTTCCGGCCACCTGCCTGAGGCGGCCGTCAGGACATCCGCTGGCCGCATGGCTCAGCCCTGCTCCTGGCGGGCCTGGCCTTGGTCTGGAGGCGCTGCGTCGCGGGCCTGCTCCTCAGAGATGACGCGCTCAAGGAGTGCACGAGCCCATTCACTGGTGGAGCCGTAGCCTGCGATGACCGCCGAGGCCCGCAACCAAGCCGCCTGCGCCGGCCGCAGGTAGAGGACGATCCGGTTCGGACGGGTCATAGATGCGTGCGTGAGGTGCCCATACTAGGCACATCACACGCCTAGGGGGCAAATGTTTCAGTTTGCAACTCTGTGCCCACGTTGGGCACACGGTAGGTGTATTGTCTGACCACGGACGGCGGCACGGTCCTATGGCTGCCGTCCCGGAAAAAACATTATGGATCCGCTTGCCGAAAGACGAAAATGGTTAATAGAGGAATATGCGGCAAGAGTGCCAGTCGGCGGCAGGTTGGCAGCGCTCGCTATAGGATTGATTGGCTTTTTTAGGCCGGGACTTCTCGCCTACCTGATTGTAAAAACGGTCAGAGAAAACTCCGATCGTCTTCCCTCATGACCCACCCCATGCCCCCGGCCCTGCGCCGGTTCGCCGAGTTCCTCGTTGCCAACCCTTCGCCCGCCGAGGTGGTGGAGGGCCAGTTCTACTGGGTGCCATGCGCAACGCTGGAGGGTGAGCGATGGCGCCATGACCACGGTATCAGGCAGAAACATATCCCGCTACTCGGAACAGTTCACGAAGACGGAGGTATCGTTGGCTTTCCCCCTTGGCATATTCATGTTGATACAAGGTTTCTGACTATAACACATAGTTTGTTTTCTGTTACCAAGATTCGCGATGATCAGCGAATCTTAGGCGCACCGCTTTGTCTGGGAGAATCAATCCCTTGTGATGGCGACACTGATTATTTAATCCCCTCAAGATGGATTAACTCGGTTCTAGGCCTCCGCAAGCTTATAGCCAGGCGCAGCAAGCCAGCGCAGTGGCCTGAGCGCCGCTTCCAGCGCGAGCTTGAGGATGCCTACGCAGACACCAGCGCCGCCTGTGGAATCTGCCCTCACCAGTGCATCCCGCTATCCGCCGGCCGCGACATGGGCAACGGTGTGCGCCAATGCCCAGGCCATGGCCTGTGCTGGGACCGCGAGGGCCGCATGGTGCGAGAGGGGGGCCCATGAGCACCGGCGACCGCATCCCCCTGGAGGAGGCACAGCACATCGTCGTTGGTGCAATGCTGCAGCTGGAGCCGCATTGCGAGGTCATCAGCCTGGCCGGCAGTATCCGCCGCGAACGGCCCACGATCGGTGACGGTGAGATCGTTTGCGTGCCAAGGCCATACGATGCCACACCACTGTTCCTGTCGGGCATTGCCACGGTCGTAAACCAGTGGGAAAAGGTCCGGGGCGAGCTGCCCTGCCGCTACACCCAACGGATCTTGCCTGAGGGGATGAAGTTAGACCTTTTCATGGTTCATCCCGACGGCTACGGTCTTCAGCGTGCCATCCGCACCGGCTCGGCGGAATGGTGCCGCACGGTCTTGGCCCCAGCCTGGGTGCGGGCTGGGTACCACTCCGAGGGCGGCCTACTCCGCCGCGCCGATGGAACAGTTGTTCCCGTCAGGACCGAGCCGGAACTGTTCCGCCTGATCGGCCTGAAGTGGGTGCATGCACGTGACCGGGAGGTGACCACATGACCCGGTACTACGTGACCACCCGACGGCGCCGTCGGCCACCGCCACGGATCCGCTGGGAGCACGTCCTAGGGTTCGCCGGTGCCGTCGCTTTGGTTGCCCGTGCGGCGCTTGGGTGATCGCCGCATGGCCTGACCTACCAGGTAGGTGATAACCGCCGTGCGCCTCCCCGTCTGACCAGCCATCCCGGCGGTGCTGACGGGCGGGTGACTGTCGATCCAGTCAATCATTTCCCTTGGAAGGCGAACATTTACTTGTTCTGTTGTCATAAGCATGAGAACGCCACAAAACCCTAGCACAAGCTTATGCTAGGCTTCATTTCACACCACACAATCACAACCGCATGACACTGAAGAACGATCGGTGGATCAAGGAGCAGGCTGCCATGGGGATGATCTCCCCATTTGAGCCGTCATGTGTGCGGCAGATTAAAGACATGCCGCCAGGAGTGAGGATTCCGGCAATCTCCTACGGCTGCAGCTCATACGGCTACGACCTGCAATTATCGCCGAAAGAGTTTAAGATTTACCGCCACATTCCCGGCAAGATTGTTGATCCAAAAAGGTTTGATCCCCGCTGCCTTGAGACTCTAGAGCTTAACCACGACCCGGACACCGGCGAAAGCTATTTCATTCACCCTCACAAGGCCTACGCGCTCGGCGTCGCCCTCAACCATCTGATCATCCCTGACGGGATCACCTGTCTGTTCATCGGGAAGAGCACCTACGCCAGGTGTGGGATCATTGCCAACCTGACGCCAGGAGAAGCCGGCTGGCGGGGCCATCTCACTATTGAATTGTATAACGGTTCTGATGCAGATGCGCGTGTCTTTGCGAACGAGGGCATCGTGCAAGCACTGTTTTTTGAGGGCGATCCCTGCGACGTGACCTACGCCGACCGGGACGGGAAATACCAAGACCAGCCCCATCAGATCGTGACCGCCAGGAGCTGATATGCCTGGCAACAGCCCCCTGCTGTGCAGCACCTCGGCGGCCCTTGAGGGGCGCTACGAAGAGATCCAGCCGGTTGACGACAACTGGCTAGATCAGCTCGCCAGCGCCGCACTGAAACACCTGGCGGCCGAGATCACGGTCATGATCGAGCAGAACCCGGAGCACCCGCCTACGGCGGAGGATCTGGCCCGGCTGTTCCTCAACGCCTCCCAAGGCGTGGCGGCGTTCCCACCGCCCTGGCGCCCTGGTGGGGGTGGGAACGCCGCATGAGCGCTCTCTACCCCGATCAGCTGCAGGCCCTCGCGGACGCCGAGCAGGCCTATGCCGATGGGTTCCGGGCGCCGATCATCGTGGCGGTGACCGGCTGGGGCAAGACGCACGCCGCCGCAGAGTTCATCTGTCGCCGCGTTGCCGAGGGGAGGCGGGTGTGGTTCCTGGCCCACCTGGAGGAGCTCCTGCTGAGCACCGCCGACCGACTGGATGGGAAGGGCATCGCCTATGGCTGGATCTGGAGGGACCAGCCCACAAGATACGAGCTTCCGGTTCACCTGGTGAGCCTGCAGACCGCCGTCCGGCGGCTGGACACCCTCCCCCGGCCAGATCTGGTCATCATCGATGAGTGTGACCTGGCCATAGCCGCCAGCTACCAGCGGCTCCTTGACCATTTCGGCCGGCCGCTGGTACTCGGCCTGACTGGAACCCCTGTCCGCGCCGACGGCCGCCCCATGCGTGAGGGAGGCTTTGACCACCTGGTCCGCACCCAGGACCTTGTGGATCTGGTGGATGCAGGGCGATCGCCCCCGATTCGGATTTGGTCATTCCCCGTCGATCCCGATCTGGCAAAGGTGCGCCGCCGTGGCGGTGACCTGGACCCGATAGAGGCAGGGCGGATCATGAGCCGGCCCAAGATCATGGGCGACTCATTGGAGCACTGGCAGCGGCTGTGCGTCGACCCGGACGGGCGGATCCGGCCCACGGCCGCGTTCTGTCACGACGTCCGCTCTGCTGAGGCCCTGGCCCAGCGCTGGCGGGAAGCCGGCTACCGGGCCATGCACGTCAGCGGCACCAGCCCCACCAGGGATCGCCGGTGGGCCCGCGAGGGGCTGCAGGGCGGCGGGTTGGATCTGGTGGCCAGCGCAGATATGTGGCTGGCGGGTGTGGACATCCCTGAGATCGCCGCGCTGTTGGTTGAGCGCGGCACGGAGAGCCTGAGGGTCTGGCTGCAGATGGTCGGCCGCGGCCTGAGGAAGTCGAGCGCCTGGCCCGATTGCTACCTGCTGGATCACGTTGGCAACTGCCGCCGCCCTGGTCTGGGCGATCCCCTGGCGCGTCGGATGCACCTCTGGAGCCTGGACGACGGGTGCGGGCGCCGGGTACGCGAGGCTGTGCCGCCGGTCGCCGTGTGCGAGGCCTGTTACAGCACCGCCATGGTCGGCCGCCGATGCCTGGACTGTGGCCACGAGCGGGAAGCGCCGAAGGTTCGCGATGTGGTGTTGCTGCCGGGCCAGCTGGCTGAGTTTCCGGTTGGCCAGGATGAGCGCCGCCAGCGCCGCGAACAGGAGGAGCAGGAGCGCAAGGAGCGGACCCAGGCACGGAAGGCGGAGGAGCGTGCCTGCTGGAATCCCGCCGACCCGTCGGGAACCCTGGCCCGGTTTTTCGCGCTGGCCAAAAAGCGTCAGGCTGAATCTGGGCAGGATGTAGACCCAGTGCGTGCGTTGCGCTGGGCAAAATTGCAGATCTCATTCCGCAATGGCAGCCGGTACCCGCAGCACCGCCAGCCGGTTGCGCAGGTGAGGAGGGCGAGGGTGTGACAGCCACCCTGGCTGCCCCATTCCCCTTTTTCCGGCCACGACGCCACACCATTTCCCCGGCGCCACGAAAATGGTGAACCACCCTGCACTCCCCGCCACCATGCTCGAATCCGCCACCATGCGAGAGATCTGGCGCGATCTCAGCAGGGGAACCCGCCGCATCTTCCGCAACAACGTGGGGACCGGCTGGGCCGGAGGAGATGGACACAGAAAAGCCCTCCGGGTGACGCCGCAGAATCTGGCTCAGGCCCGCGCCGCAATCCGCTCAGGAGACGTGATCGTACCCAACGCCCGCCCTCTGCACGCCGGCCTACAGAAGGGCTCCGCCGACAACGTGGGCTGGGAAACGATTGAGATCCCGATCACGGATGCCATGGTAGGCAGGACCATTCGTCTGGCGGTGTTCCTGTCCGTTGAATCGAAGCGCCGCCATGGCGGGCGGCTGGCGGACGATCAACGCACATGGCTGGAGCAAGTGCGCCAGGCCGGTGGGATCGCGGTCGTTGCGCGATCCTCCGAGGAAGCCCGCGCCGCAGTGGAAGCCGAACGGGCCGCCCTTATAGCGGAGTGAAACAACTCTCAACCTTGCCGCCATAGAATACTAGGAGTGTGCTAGGGTTGGCGGGTTCAAACGAAAACCCATGGATCCCACCTATCATTGGGACATCACGCAGGGCACCCCGGAATGGGATGCCATCCGCCGGGGGGTCATCACAGCCAGCGCCATGAAGGTGTTGGTCACCCCAACCGGAAAGCCGGCCAACAATGACACCAGCCGCGCCTACCTGGCTCAACTCCTCGCCGAACGAATCACTGGCGCCAGCGACTCCTCCTCCTACTGCAGCAACGACATGCTACGGGGCCACATGCTGGAGCCCTACGCCCGTGATCTGTATGCCAAGCATTATCTCCCCGTTACCGAGTGCGGCTTCATTCAGCGGCACTACGAAGGCTTTACCCTCGGGTTCAGCCCAGACGGTGTGGTCGGGGATGACGGTTTGCTTGAGATTAAGTCTCGCCTGTCAAAGCATCACATCAAAAACATTCTGGAAGGCGGAGTCCCTTCAGAGTTTACAATTCAAATTCAGACCGGCTTGCTGGTTACCGGCAGATCTTGGGTTGACTTTGTCTCTTACACCCCAGGCCTTTCTTTCTACTGCCACAGGGTATGCAGAGACGAAGAAATGATCTTGGCCATTGAGACCGCTGCACATGCAGCAGAAAAGCAGTTGGCTCAAATGCTTTCCGATTACAGCTGCATCACCCTTACAATGGTTGACACCGAACCGGTTGATTTCATCCAAGATCCTGGCGAGGAGATCATTGTCTAATGGACATGTCCGAAGCGATTAAACCCAAGTCGAATCAGCTCAACGCCGACGACCTTTTAGCCGGCCCCAAGACGATTCTCATCACGAATGTTACGGCCGGCCAAACCAAGGAGCAGCCGGTAGTAATCTCCTACGAAGGTGATGGCGGGCGCCCCTACCTGCCATGCAAGAGCATGTGCCGCGTCCTGGTTGCGGTGTGGGGTGTAAATGCGCAGAATTATGTAGGTCGTCGGTTGACGGTCTTTCGTGATCCCAGCGTAGTGTTTGGTGGCGTAGAAACCGGTGGGATACGCATCAGCCACATGAGCGACATGTCAGCGCCAGAGCTGAAGATTGCGCTCGCCGTGACTCGCAGCAGGAGGGCGCCCTATGTCGTGACCCGGTTGGCGGGGGATCGCCCACCAGCACGGCCAGCAGCCACCCCAGCGCCTGCTCAGCCCACACCCGCGCCGGTGGCACCTCCACCGGCCGGCGCACCTCCTGAGCCCGCTCGGCAACGGATCATCCCCGCTGGCGGGCCAGCCCCTGCCGCCCCTGTGCGGCGCATTGCAAACACACCCGAGAGCACCCCATGACGACAACCGCATCAGTACCAGCATCAGAAGCGGGGCAACTGGCCCCGCCCGTGCAAGAGCTTGAGGTTAAGGCCCTTGCCGCATGGGAAGGCCTGAAGCACCAGATCGAAGAGGCTGAACAGGAAAGCAAAGGCAAGACCTTTGACTACAACAATCTTGAAGACTTAAAGGCTGCCAGGTCTTGGCTTCACAAATTGCGCGGCCTGAATGGTCAGATTGAAGACGCACGGGAAGACGCCAAGAAGTTTTATCTGGAAGGCGGTCGAAAGGTGGATAGGACCGCCAAAGATCTCAAAAGCTCCGTTGCCGCGCTAATCCAGCCACACAAAGACGCGATTGAGGAGATTGAGGCAAGGGAGGCCAGGCGTGTCGCCGATCACCGCTCCGTTCTGGCCTACATCGAGGGTCTCACCACTGACGTCACGACATCCGCCGAAGCCCAGGCCCGGCTGGAGGCCCTCCAGGTGGTGGACACCAGCACCCTGGAGGAGTTCGCCACCGCTGGCGCCAACCGGGCCGCCGAGCAAAGCAAGCGGCTGCACGAGCTCTATGCCCAGCTGCTGAAGGCGGAGGCTGACGCGGCTGAGTTGGAAGAACTCCGCCAGGAGAAGGCGCGACGCGACGCGGAGGAGACTGCCGAGGCCCTGCGCCTGGAGGGGGAACGACGCGCCACCGCACGCCTCGCCGCCGAACAGGAGGAAGCACGCCTCGCCGCCGAACAACAGGAGCAGCGGGAACAGGCAGCCCTGGATTGTCAGCCGGAAACCGGGCCCGAGGAGGAGGAGGCCTTGCAGCAGGGTTTCCCCGCAGAGGGCGGCTACCGAGATCACAGCGCCATCCTGCAGCGGCGGAGCGTCTACCAGCCCCCCGCCAGGAGCCAGGCACAGGAGGATCCTGGGGCCGCCAGGGTGCGGCAGGAGCTGGTGCTGCTGGCGTGCCTCAAAGGCAAGAGGGGCCCCCAGGTGGCCGCCGAGCTGCTGGATGGCACCTTCCACCCAGCCGTCAGCGTTGACACCAGCCTCCTCTGACACCCCGCCAACTATTCACCCAACCCGATACACATGAACAGCATCACAGTCCTGGCCCGCGTCATCGCGGCGCCAGTGCAGCACGGTTCCCGCATCACGCGGGCCCTTGAGATCGCCCCGCACAACGAGGCAGACAAGCCCACCCAGATCATCGCCTGGGTGAACGAAAAGGCCGAGAGCATGGCCACCCTCCTGGCGGATGCGCGGCTTGACGAGTACCTGATCCTGGAGGGTTCCCTTCGAGTGGAACCCAGGGAGACGCCTGAGCTGCGGATCAGCGGCCTCAGCCAGGTTCATCCGGTGGATATGCCGGGCGCAAACAGGATCACCCTGGTGGGCCGTGCCGGGCGGGATCCTGAGGTTCGCTACTTCGAGTCTGGGAAGTGCGTGGCCAACGTCACCCTTGCCGTGAAGCGACCCGGGGCCAAGCCTGCGCCCGGCAAGGACCAGCCCGATCCCGATTGGTTCAACCTTGAGATCTGGGGCAAGCAGGCCCAGGTTGCAGCTGACTATGTGCGCAAGGGATTACTGCTGGGCATCGTCGGCAGGTTTGAGCTGGACTTCTGGACCGATCGCACCACCGCCGAGGAGCGCAGCAAGCCCGTGGTCCACGTGGATGACCTGAGGTTGATGGGCAGCAGGCGCGACGCGGAGCAGCATGGCGGCCAAGACATCCGCGATGAGGAGGTGCCATTTTGAGCACCCCTCTCTACGGCCTCGTCCGGGGCCGCCAGTGGGTTGCACGCCCCGCCAGGGTGAGCAAGGCCAGCCTCGCTGAGCTGCCTTACCACCTGGGAGAGGTGACCTGGCTCCCAGGCCTCAGCCTGAGCAGTTCGGTCGGTGATGCCTGGCTGACCCCCACCCTGGAGGTGGCCATTGAGCGCCGCAAGGTCCTGGCCACACTGGGGCAGGGCATGACCACCACGGTGCGAGCGGTGCCGCGATGACCAAACCGCTCTGGCAGCTGATGATCGACCAATCAGACATGGCCCTGGGCGCCCCGCCACCTCAGTCCTACAGCGCCGATGATGCGCTGATTGCGCAGGCGCACCTGGCGATCGTCATCAGGCACATCCGTTGTTCCGAGAACTACCGGCGAGTATGCAGCGACTACCGCTACCCAATGGAATCCCTGTTCGGCGAAATGCTCGCCGGTAGTGTTACAGATGGCGACAGCACTACAGATCCTTCCCCTAGTGCATCCTAGGGTTCAATCGCTCACCCGCACCCACATGAAAACAATCAAACCCACAGAAGAGCTGGTCATCACAGCCATTCTCCTAATCAGTGACGCCATCGGCACCATCACAACACAGCTGCTCGTCCCTGGAATCAGCCTCATCCTGGCGGGGCTGGGATGGAGGCCGCCCACCAGGCCGGAGGTGGAGCTGTTGGAGATTGGCCCGCCTCCCGCGACACTGGAAGAACTGCAAAGGGCCTTTCAAGAAATAGCACTCACAAAGGGATGTGCCGCAGCGCTTGAGGCCTTCCCCCTTGACACCATACCCGCCGACGACCTTGCCGACGACTACAGACGCGAGGTCCCGACCGCCGAGGAGCGTTCCCCCTCCCTGCACAGGAGGGGCAATCGATGATCAGCACCACAGAGATCCTTTGCCTCTGGTTCCTATCGCTCGGAACCCTTTTGGGCGTCGCACTGGGCGCCCCCATCGGTTGGATCATGGCCACCCGCCAGGAGGACAGATGAGCACTACTGAAAATATGTCAAGAGATCTTTGGTACGAGCACTCTGTAACCTCACTGCTTGCCTCGGCGAGCCTGTATTCACAGTTGACAACGGCCGGTGTCATTGGCGTCGCACCTCGCAACGAGCGCACCGTTCGGGCCCTGCTGCTTTTGCTGGATGCTTCTGTGGCGGTTGCGGGGGCAGTAGATGACAACATCCTGGAAGATTTTCAAGCCTTACCGCTTGATGTTCAGCTAGCAATCAAAGACAAGCTCGGCGAGATTCAGGGGAAGCTGAACAAGATTGCAGAAAAGACTACACAACCACCACCGAAGGATTCTAATGAGCAACAGCAATCAGCTATTCAATCGAATTGACGCCATCCTCGACGGCATCGACCGCCAGGAAGACGACCCCAAGGGCGGCTGGTGGCGCACGGAAGACGGCGCCCGGGTGGGGCGAATCAAACTATGGGAGCTGAAGGAGGCGATTCAGGAGCACCTGATCACCGTGGCCGGGACAGCGTGCGCCGGGGCTGCGCGGACGCAACCCTTCCCGGTTGACCTGGCCGCTCTCCACGACCCGGACTTCAGCAATGGCCTCAGCTCAATCGAGCACCTGAACCGCCTGTCTGGGGTGGCGCCGTCCAGTCCTGCGCTGCTCCCGACGGAGGAGAACATGAGCGATCTGGTTGATGAGATGCTGGGAACTGTGCTCCCCGAGGGCGCGGGAGCCAGGCTGATCACCCGCGCACTGGAGCTGTGGGGCGCCGCGCCGCTTGCCCCCTTCATTGAATGGACTCAGTTCGCCCTGGCCCGCTATGGTCGCCTTGCGCTCCAGCCACAACAGGAAGGGGTAAAACCGACGGATGCAGACCTAGACGCTTTAGAGCGAAAACACTGGAAGCTGGACAGCGTTGTTGAGTACGAGCCAGGCCAAGGATGCCGGGAAGTGTTCGAACGACAAGAGACGTTTGATCACCGTGCCTTTGCCCACACCGTGCTTGCCCGCTACGGCCGCCCCACCTTCCAGCCCATCCCGGCCTCTAAGCGGCTGCCAGGGCCTGATGACTGCTGCCCCAACCCTCGCAATGGCCAAGGGCAATGGTGTTGGGGATGGGTGTGGCCTGGCGGAATGGATCGAGACGACCCGATCCCCTACAGCGGCTGTTGGCGAATGATGCGCCGCCAATGGCTCTCTGATGAAGCTCTGGCATGGGCTCCATGGTGGGCCATCCCCCTGCCTGGCGGCCATTCGTCTGGCGCCAAGGAAATGGCGGAGGGGCAGCCATGCTCGCCCTAAGCGTCCGCCAGCCCTGGGCGTGGATGATCATCCACGGCGGCAAAGACGTCGAAAACCGCGATTGGCCCACCAAAGTGCGCGGTCGGGTCTTGATTCATGCGGCAAAGACGATGACCAAAAGGGAATGGGACCACGCCTGGTCGTTTAGTTACGATACAGGTGCACCGTTAAAAGCCGCCAGGGCAAAGCTTACCTACGAAAACATCCAGCTCGGCGGAATAATCGGAAGCGTTGAGATTTACGCTTGCGTGACACATTCGCCTTCTCACTGGTTCATGGGTAAGCACGGCTTCCTCCTGAGGGATCCAAGACCGCTCCCGTTCACGCCATGGCGCGGTATGCCGGGATTTTTTGATGTGCCGGTGGAGGAGTTGCCGGCCGAAACTAGGCGGGCGTTGCTTGAGGTGTCATAAGTCGCTTTGATGCTTTTCAGCTAGGAATTGTTGCTGGAGTGCTTATTGCAACATTTGCCAATTATTGCCACCAGCGCTTCGAAGTTCCTTGGCGTTACCGTCGCCGCCGAGGCGGTGACCCACCACCGCCCGGCAACTCATTGGACTGGCTGCTCACACCGCCGCCCGATGTCGCAGCGGCCATCAACCGCCAGCTAGATCGCGACATTGCCATTGAGCTTCGTAGGCGCCGAGCGAGCAAACCCCCAACCCCACCCCAACCATGATCCCCGAACCTCTTGCATGGTTCTCCATGGGCGCCCTATTCGGCCTGGTCCTCTGCGGCTGGCCGTGGCATCACCGATTCAGCCGCTACAGCCCTCGTAACCGCTATCGAGCTGGCGCGGACAGCAACGGCAACTGCGTGCCAATGCCACCTGCGCCACCGCACATCGACTTCTACAGGCGCCGCAAAGCACCGACACCACCCCCAGCCATGACCACCGACGACCCCAACTGGCGCCAGTTCGCCCGCGAAGTGCACTGGTCCCCCGAGATCAGCAACGCCCTGCGGCTGCTGGCACTGTCTGCCCCGGCAGAAGGGAGGCCCACCCGGTTCCGGTGCGAGGGGATCGCCGTCGATCGGCTGGAGTCCGGTGAGTTTGCCTACTCGAGGGAGCCCACGGGCCAGGGCCTCGCCGTTGATCGGCTGTCCTCCGGTGAGTTCATCTGCTGGCGGGGATCCGCAGGCGCTGGCGCCTCCCGCATCGCCGGGAAAGGTGACGAGGTGCTCGAAGCCCTGGCCCCGATCCCCGCCTATGGCGGCTCCGGTGCCGCTCTCCGCGAATGGCTGGCAATGTGGGGCTGGACTCCCCCGCCAAAGCACCAAGCCAGCCAGCCGCCGCCCATGATCATCTGACACCCACCCATGAAACACCCCAAGAAAGCCCCGCCCGGACTGGTCACGCTGGAGGGACAGGCCTCAAACATCGTGATCACACCGCTTGAGTCAGTTAAAAACGGATTTGTGGTCTTCCTGGCCATTTGCACGCCCAACGGCGGCGGTGTGCCCTGCACCGGCACGGGCAAAGCCATGGCTGACATCTGCCACCTCCTCCAACCCGGGCAGCGAGTCCAGGCCATGGGCCACCACCGCCCCGGCAGGAAGGGCATTGAAGCGGTCTTCCAGCTCCGCTGGATCGAGGCCCTGTGACCGACGATCTGGACCTGGAGTGGTCAGCAGTTGACGGCCCTGACGGCTGCTGCTGGCGCCTGTGCTCGCGGGGGCTGTGCGTGGTTGCCAAGACCCGGCTTGAAGCCCTGGCCCTGCTGGTGGCTGGCGAGGAAGCCTGGGCGGAGTACGACCGGCGCCGCCGCCCTGACCGCGCCGGCAGGTGCCGCAGGGATCAGCTCGAAGGCTTGCTCAGGTCAAGCCACCAGCCGGAGCCCACTCCGTCAGCCATCCAGCGGGGGCCCCAGTTCTGCCAGGAGTAGCGCACGCCCCTGCCGGAACCAATGGCGGTGGTCGCGTAGCCGCCGCTCACGAGCGCCGCCTCACCGTTTGGATCGTTGTGGATCACGTGCCGGGCCGCCGCGTCCCAGCCCCTCACCAGGCTCCAATGGCCGCCGCCCGTGGGAGCAGTCACTGGCCCCCTGTGCAGCCAGCCGACCGGGATCGGGACTCCCTCGCGGAGTTTCGCCCGCAGGGATTCCAGCTCGCCATCGGTGCGAAACCGGGCCTTGATTCCCAGGCTGGCCAGTGCCTTGATCTGCGCCGTCGCTTCGGTGGTGTCGCCGAATCTCTCCACAATCGCCAGGTAGCGGTCGTCGGGCTGCCCAGGCCCTGCCAGGCAACCGGGAATCAGTGCCTCCGCCGCCATGGCACAGGTGGAGGAGAAGCACATCCGGGCCCCCTGGCCAGTTGCGCTGTCGAGCTGCGCGAAGTAGGGCGCCGCCACCTGGAGCAGCGGGGGGCGGGGCGGCTCCGGCTCCGCAGGGGAGCCCTTCGCTCGCCAGCCCTCGGTGAACTCCTGCCGCTGGGCCAGCGTGAGGCCCTCGTCATGTTTCGAGAGCGCCGCCAGCTGATGGGGCTCCAGCCGGCCCGTCTTCACCGCGTGCTCCACCGCATCACGCACTGAGGCCAGGTCTTCCGACATAAATCAAAAGAAAGTCACAAGCTGAATTGTAACGTCAAACAATCCATCCCGTTCCGTTAATGATGGGGGCGCCGCATACCGATAGGCCTGATTTGCAATAGGTGTTAAATCATATAGATCATCATGCGATTGCCACAACGATGTAGGTATTGCGAACCCGCGATGCTGTCTCTCCCCCCGGTAGTGGCTGGAGACCGTTAGCGCTACGGCGCGAGTGAGCGCCAGGAACGTAATCGAAATCGGGGCATTGCTGCTGATCTCCCCCCGCAGCCAGTCCACGCGCATGCCCGTGAGCAGCTGCAGCCCCGAGCTGGCGGTAGTTGGAAGCGAGTAGGCCCGCACCCTGGCCTGGATCGTGGGGAACGTGGCCATCAGCGGGGATTCTGGATCGCCTGGGCTGGGACTACGAAGGGGCCGCCCGATCTCACCGCCTGCCCCAGATCCAGTAGTGCCACCACCTCATCCACCGAGGCCGCCCCGCCCCGCCAGCGGACGTAGGCCACCCATCGAGCGGTGACAGGGCCCGTGCCGAAGGAGACGCCGCCAAGGGTGAGCACGTAGAGGCCGTTCGCGTCCACCGCGTGGCTCAGCGTGGCCGACACCCCGCCCGTGGAATAGCCCCCGGTGGCGGCGATCTCGAAGGCGGTCAGAGCGCTCCGTTTCGCGTGGCTGTGCACGAACTCATAGGTCGGCCCGAGCAGGATCGCCCGGTAGGAATCACCCACCCCAAGGCGCTTCTCAAACAGATCGACCATCAATGAACTTGGCCAATAGATCGTCATACGTCGAGCTCCCAGGCATCGGCCCCACGCTGACCGTAGGGCGGATAGCGTCGCCCTGGCGGGCAGTTGCTGCCCCCGATAACGATTTCAAGCAGCGACAGGAACGACGGGTTCAGGTTGACGCCGCCCCGTGTGATCGCCAGGGTGGGCAGGGCCAGGCTCCGTGCCGCGCCGGAGGTGCCGCCCACGCTGACGCCACTGAAGGGCGGCCTCACCAGGGAGGGGGAAAGGTTGACGCCGCCCCGCGTGAGGGCGAGGGTGGGAAGGTTGAGGGATTTGCCCATCAGATGGTGCGTGCCGCGAAAATCATGGTTGGGGCTTCGCCAAGGGGCACGGAGGTGGAGGCATTGGCTACCGCTATTACGATGTACTCCTCAACGCCTGCCGTTATTACAAGGGTCGATCCAACCGTTATAGTGTTGCTGGTATAAATGGCAACAATTATGAAGTCTTCCGGCAACGTTGCCGCTGAATTCAGATTGAGCAGCAGGTTCTCGAATATCGGCCTTTCGTCGGCCGAGTAGGCGGGGTTTGTATTGTTGAATGCGATCGGAAGCGTGACCACCGAAACTGTAAATGCGTAGTTGTCGCCGCCACCTGTTGAGTTCAGGTTGCCGATTGCGCCATACGTGATATTTCCGAGCTGATTGGCAGCCCCAGACCATACTTCCCACGGCGAGAGTGCGGTGTTTGACGCTCCGTAAGCTCCGCCACTGGTGATTCCACGGAGAGCCTGGCCCAGGTGAGAGCGCCGCAGACGAGGCGAGAATAGCTGGAAGCTGGCCTGGCCAATCCTGTTTGACGTAGACAACTTGCACCACATCATTGAGGCATAACAGACCTTGTCCAGATCCACCAGTGACGCAATAGGCGCCGTCTTATCAATAAAGAAATGCAGAGTAGTCGAACCATTCACCAGCAGGAAGACCGAGAAGTTTGTCCTCACGTTGCTGGTGAGCCTCTGGATGCTCACCGACTGGGAGGAGTTGAATCCCGTCGCCCCGCTTGCGGTCACCCGCATGTGGTTGGTCGTTGCGCTGGTGGTAGTGCTCAGCCAGTCCAGATACTGCAGGCCAACAGCACCGCCGACGCCCTGCGGAATGTTCGTCGATGTATTCCAGCCGGTGGAGATATGAAAGAACATATCCGCGCCAAGGAACTGGAACCATAAATAAGTTTTTCCGTATGTTTTCGAGGGGTCGTAAGTTATCTCAAGCACCCGGTTTTCTACCCCGCCACTGGAGGAGCTGCCAACCCAATCAGTCATCAGCCCCGCATCGATGAACATCGCGCGAACTTGTGCTGCAAACTGCGCTGGGGTGTAGTTCGCAGCGACGCTATAGGAAGCTGTGGTAACTGTCATAGCTTTATGAGGTGATAATGGTTAAGATTATCACGAAGTCACGGGTTCCCGTGTCTTCGTTGACATGCTTCCAAGGGTAGGTAGTTGTCGCTGGCGATTCTTCGTTTCTGATATCCGCGAACGCGTTCAGATTGATCACCCCACCAGCTGCGAGGCGGGGATCAGCGCAGACGCCCACCCCCCTGGCGGGCATCACCGTGGCTGGCCTGCTGCTGTCGGCCGATCGGGCCGCCACCGATGCGTAGAGAGTGAACCACCCCGGATGGTTCATGGAGAACCGCACGAGCCGGCCCACCAGGGGGAGGGTGACGGTGCCGGTTGTGGTCGCCCCGGCCGCCGCGGTGAACGCCACCACGGCCGAGCCGGGCGGCGCCACGGTGACGGCGGAGGCGTTCTGCGCTGGGGAGGAGGTGTTCCCGTCCCGATCCTCCTGCCTGACGCGGATGGCGCCAGTCGAGTAGGAGCCGGCCGGGAGCTGGAATCCCGAGCCGGTGCCAGCGCTCCAGGAGCTGCCGCCGTTGGTGCTGTATTCCCAGCTGGTTCCAGGCTCCAGCCCCGCCACCTCGACGAACCCGTCTGGAGTCACTCCGCTGGCCAGTCCCTGCACTGTGGCAGTCGGGGCCCCTGGGGCCACCGTCAGCACGTCGCTGATGGCAGTCTCCACCCCCACCAGCCGGAGAATCCCCGTCCCCTGGGGGAGCCGGATGTCAGCCCATAGGTTCCCGATGAACGTGCAACTGACGCGGAAAAAATCTTTATGCTCATCTTGTACTCCTACAGGCTCTGAGCTATACCGCCAGCGGAAACCTTCAGGCGTAAAGCCCGCCTCAACCTCTGGCGGCAGATCAAAGCTGACCACCGTTCCGTTAGCTTGGTAGTGCTCTAGAACGTTTAGAAACTGCGCTTGTGTTAATACAAATTCACGTGTCAGCCCAATGTCTGTCTCTACATCCGAGTGTCGAAGGATCGCCGTGCGACCGCTGATGGTCTGCGTGACTGATGCCGGGTAGGTGCCGTGCTCAAGCGAGAGATCTGTTGGGCGATAGGCGGGGAATGTCATGGCGTCTGGAGGGGGCCGGTTGCGCCGTTCGCCAGCTTGCAGCGCCAGCTCTCAACGTAAAGGCCGAACTCGCCCTGCGAGCCGAATGGCGGGGCGCCGCAGGAGCTAATTATCTGCGAAACATCGTACCCGAATTTAGAGGTATAGATAATCCTTATGGTTTCAATTTGTACGCTTATTCCGGGAGACCAGTAATCACTAAAAAAGCTTCCAAGGGAGACCCATTCAATCCGCTTAGTGGACTCAATAACCGTATCCCAATATCCATATCCGCTACTGCTGAGTGATAATCCTGTGAGCCGCGTGCTGATTATTGCCGTGCCATACTTGCAATCCTGGGGGCCAGGGGGGTAGTCAATCGGCTCTATCTTGCCGGGGATATAAGGATTCCACCAAATGCCGCCACCCTTGGTTTCGCTTGGCTGCTTCGGCCCATTGCCGGCTTGAACGATCCCCCCGCCCCCTGGCCCGCCTGGGGTGGGAGGCGCGGGAGGTTTCTCCACTGGCGGCGACCCCATATCCGTTCGGTTGGGCGCCTGGGTTTTATTGGCCCTCCCGATCGCCGGCAGAATCCCCCCGCCGCCAGACGTGAACGGAAGCCCTGAGGTGGTTGAAGGCGGCACCGACGTGTCCGAGGCCCGCCCCGGTTCATCGCCCGCCGACAGGGGCGGATAGGGCAGGATCATCCCCGGAGCATTGTCCCGGGCCGCCGTCACAGCCAGTGCCACCAGGCTGCGACCTTCGGCGTCAACAGGGCAGGCTGAGAGCTGGAGGGATTCCGAACCGTCAGGTGCGAGGTCGATCCGATCGAGCCACCAGAGGCTGTTAATCGCGCCGATGGTGGTGCGCTCGCTCACCTGCTGGAGGAACACCTGTACTATCTGACCCTGTTGGAGGTAGCCGGACTGGCTGCCGGGCAGCACCCGAACCGATGCGGTCGATCCCGCCAGGGTCCGCAAGGCATGGCGGAACCCGCCCGCGAGCGCCGCGTGCTGTTCGGATGTGGCAAACCCTCGCAGGTCGAACGGTTCGGACTGTGGTGTTGGATCCACGCCAGGCCGGCCAACGCGCAGATCCCGGTCCAGTGGCGGTTCCGTCTCGCTGGTCTGCTGCCGCCACAGAACAGAGATCTCCAGTGGCCCCCGCGCCGCCGCGTCAGCCGGCCGCTCCTGCCAGCTTCCGGGGGCAATGGCCTCCTCTGTAAACGTCCATCTTGGCTCAATCTTTGTAGTCTTAATTGTGCCATCCGCATTCGTCGGAACGGCTGGAACGACCGCATACTTGCCGCTGATTGTTGCCTCTCTCAACAGGAAAGACGGGAGGATGTTCACCAGCCAATCGGGCAAACTTGCCGCAGACGTAAATTCTGCATTACAGTAGAGTTGGTTTGCCTCCAGAAAGAGAGCGGTCTTCTCCATCTCGTCTAGGTTGATCTCTGATTCTTTCTTGCGGCCAGACTTTACCAATGCCCAGATAATCAGATCACAAAGGTTATCACTGGCGCCCACTACATCATCAAGCAACCGCCCCCGGTCAATCTGCATCCCGTTGCGGATTAAAACGTTAAGCGGTAGCTTCCACTGATCAGAATCGATAGGCCACGCTGCGTTGTACTCAATCGTTGAGACTCCTTTATAGTTTCCGCCAATGCCGCAATTCTGCGGGAAGTCCGGGACCGTAACGCCTGCAACGGGTTTCGATCGGTTGCCAGGTTGCCAGGTACCGGCACGCTGGCCATAGTTCTGGCTGAAGCTCCCGCGCCGATACAGTCCAACGCGCACATCCCGCACCTGAATCGAGCCCACCTGCCCCTCGCTGAGCAGGCAGTGATAACGAGCTGTGATCTCCGTGCCCGTGTTGGAGAACTGCGCTTCGGAGGCTCGTGGTTGCACCATCACCCCACCCGTTCCACCCGTGCGACGCCTGGCGAACACCACGGGAACAGGATCCCCAATCGCCATTGCCCGGACGGGCTGGAGGAGGTTCCGCTCCCGCTCTGATGTTTCATCCCGCCCGGTGCGGCTGGCTGCCACGCTGGAGGCTTTCGCGCCGGCCTGCGCCTCAAGGCTGCGAAGATACGCCTCAAGACCACCAAAAGGAGCAAATAATTCTTCAGGGGGATTTATGACTTCTTTTGCCCATTCAAAGCCTTGGATCGCGCTGTAGTCATACAGCGTTCTGTCGGAATGGTTTGACTTGATTCCACTGCCAGCCATCTCAGCGCCCCCCCAGTTCGCACGGCAGACCAATCAGCGACGAGTCTGCCCGACGCGGGGGGAACACGCCGCCAGCCTCACCGCCGAGAGCGACAGAGATCACATCCTGGGAGACGCTCTCCAGGCTCAGCGTGCCGGTGTAGGAGCCCACCAGCACCTGATCCGTGGGAGGCCCTGAACCCGCCCAGGTGTCTGGGTAGTGGTAGACCCGCAACCGGCCAACCCACTGCTGCTGGTGGGCCAGCCGCAGGTCGTCGGCCGTGTCTGAGAGATGTGCGAACGTCAGGCCTGCTGGGGCGGAATCGATCACCGCACCTGAGCTCAGACCGGCCCACTCAAACTCCCGGTAGTCCCAGGTGAGGGCCTCCCAGGTGATGGTCTGGTGGATCCAGCGGGACTGCCAGCGACGATGCACCATGCCGCCGGTGGAGGACAGATCGAGGAATGCCGCGCCATAGCGGTGGTCCATCAGGTCCTACCCGCGGATCGAGCCGCCGCGCCGGAGTTGACCCGGGCCACGGCCTGGAGGGTGAGCCGGCTGCCGTGCGCAATCATCGCCATGGCCTCATCGCGGCGGATCCACTGGGAGCCGTCGGGCATCTGCATCGTCGGCCCGGCCTGCTGAACCTGGATCCGCACCTCAGGGGTCGCCACCATGCCGCCGCCAGAGGGTTCCATGCTGGCCCGCCCCGGTGCGAGGCCAGGGGATTGCCAGGCCGCTACCAGCGCATCACCCCTCAGGCCCCGCCGCCAGCCGTCAGCGGCTGCACCCATGCCACCCTCGGGGATGACGTACTCTCGCGGGTTGGCGCCCTCGCCGATCATGCCCAGGGTTGGCCGATCGATGTAGCCGCCACGGGCGAAGCCGGGGATCTGAGCCGTCATGATCTCAGGGATTACTGGCAGCTTGATAGGTGTTGGCAATTTGTTCACGTTCTGAGAGACGCTATTCCACAGCCTGATTATTCCATTCAGAGAGTCAACAGCGCCGCCGATCATCCAACGCCATGTCCTGCCCATGCCGTTGAGAACAGAATCCCACACGTTCTGCAGGATGCCAGGGATTCGCTTCCATGTTTCTACAACGCTGGACAACAGACCGCCGAAACGTTTCTCTACCTTTTCGATAAATGCGAAAGGATCGTTGACAAAGCTTTCCCAGTAAGCCGCCCACTGCTTAAGCCAGTTTTTGTTTATAAATTCCAGGATTCCACTAAAGAATTTTGTAATACCAGTGAGCCATCCCTTGGCGGCATCTGTTACAGGCTTGGACAGGACTGTGTTCCACAGTTCAACCCATGGCTTGATTTGTGTATCATAAATAAAGCCAAATACTGTTTTCCAGAATCCAACGACCTGCTCATAAGCCCAGCCGAAGAACTTTGTAATCGGCTCCCGGAAAAATATCATCCCCGCCACCAACGCAGCCACGCCCAGCGCGATCCAGCCGACCGGACCAGAGAAGATCCCCGCCATGACAGGGAGGAAGGTTCCGGTCATCCATGCCAGGAGGCCACCCATTGCGGCCGTGAACGTGCCGACAAAGGGGCCGACGGCGCCCGCCCATCCCGCGATTGTGGCCGCGATTCCAAGGCCGGCAAAGGCTGTCGCGATACCGGTTACCGCAGGGGCGATCAGCGCAAGCGGAACCGCCAGCGCCGTGGCACCCGTGGCCAATATGGCAAAGCCCCCGATTATGGCCTGCAGTGGTTCGGGGAGCTTCGCGAACAGATCCACGCCAACGGTCAAGGCACTGGTGAGAGCATCGAGAGCCGGCAGGAGCGCGACGGTGATTCCCCGGGCCAGCCCGCCGACCTTGCCGCCGAGGGTGATCAGCCTGTCATTGTATTCGTCAGCCTTTTCCGCAAAGGCTTGATTCATCTTTACTTTCATCTTGTCTATCGCGTCTCCGCCTTGGTTGAGCATGGGAATCAGCTCAGCGCCAGACCTGCCAAATAATTGCACTGCAAGAGCCACTTTCCTTGTCGGGTCTTCCATGCCCTTAAAGCGTGTCGCAATGTCAAGCATCACATCGTCAGCAGAGCGCATGGTTCCGTCTGCATTCTTTATGTCGATTTGCAACTCATTAAATGCCTTGCTCGCACCCTTCCCGCTCAATCCCAACTCTTCCATCTGCTGGCTCAGGTCATCGGCGACAGGATCGCCTTTCAACGCTTTGACCGTTGCCTCGGTGAGTTTTTTGATCTCCTCAAGCTGTGCAGCCGAAGCAGTCCTGATAGTTTCGGTCTGAGCATCAGCTCTTTCCTGCCATAGTCTTTTTTGATTTTCTGTACTGTTTCTGATGGCACTTTCTTCCTTTTGTTTTTTTTGCTCCAGATCATCCGTTAGTTTTTGTTGCTCGTCCCTCGCCGCACGCTGCCTCTCCTTGGCCCGGTCTGCATAGCCCTCTCTGATCGCGTCAAGCTCTACGTCTCTGCTGTCTTCGACAGCCTGCAGCCGCCTGCCCCGTTCTTCATCGCTTAGCGATTCATCATCTTGAATGGCTTTTCTTTTCTTTTCATATAATCTTGAAAGTTTTTTGATTTCCGTATTCAATTCATTCTCTGCCGCTCGCTCCTGCTGCTCAGACTGATCATCAAGGCGATCATTCAACATCTGCTCAATCTGTCGATAGCGCTTCCCGATCTCCTGCAGGGTCTTGTCTGACTCCCTCTCAATGGCTTCAATACGCTGCCTGGCCTCGTCCTGCACAACGGAGGTCTGCCGCCGCTCGCCGTCCCTAAGCTCCGCCACCTGCCGCCGCTCGCCACCCCTGACCGCATCCACGGCGCGATCCATATCGGCCTTCACCCGCCCGGAAACTTCAGTCCCGGAGACACTGGCGACCATGGCCTTCGAGAGCCTGACCAGCGCGCCAGCTACGGAGTCAAGCGACGTCCCGCCAATCTTTGCCGCCTTGTCAAATTTTGCGAGCGATTCCACCGCCACGCCAGTGCGCTGGCTCAGGTCGAACATCCGGTCGCCTGCTTCGATCTGCTTGCCCACCAGTGCCGAGAGCCCCGCCACCGACAGCACGGGGGCCAGGGCCCCAAAGGCACTCTTGAGCAGCCCTGTGGTGCCCGCCAGCTTCTGCCCTGCAACCGTGGCAGAGTTGAGCGCATTGCTGATTCCCGTGATGGTTTCGGAGCCACTGGCTTGAGCCTTGATGCGCAGGATTGCGTCCATGTTGAACGCCATCAGTGTTTACCCTCTCGATACAACTGAAGAACGCAGCTGGCGATGAATTTAACGTTCATCGCTGCCCGGAACGGTTTGACCGTTGGATCCTCCCGCGCCAGCTCCTGCGCGTAGGCCAGGGCGCAAGAGGCGTCATGTGCCTGGGGAGTGCCATCCACTCCCGACCGGTGCCATTGATCGCCCGTCGCCAACCACACGAGCACAGCAGCGCGATTTTGCGGCCAGATCAGCAGCTCACCGCGAGCGTTGCGATCGAGGGAACTGTGGTTGCAGCGGGCTGCCACGGGCCGCCCTTCCCCGCGCATAGCGGCCCTGAGGGCTTCCAGCCGCTCATGCTGCTTGGCCACCTCGGCCGCCACGTCATCACCTCCCAGTCGCAGCGCGGTTTCCACTGGGCTCAACCTGGTGGCGTCGCCCTGCGGACCCGATCCTTGAAACCACTCCCTCGCAACTTCACGGAGTTTCCCAGTTGCGCCTCCGTGTCATAGCGAGCTTCCTGGAAGGCCTTGCAAATGGCGACGGCAACGCCTGGTTTTTTCAGTAATGCAGCCTTTCGATCGGGCGTGCAGTCCATAGCGGAACCATCACCATGAGTCACCCACAACGACTCATCGTCTTCGGGATTGGTCCATCCGACGAAGAATTCCTCAGCCACCCTGCGCAGTCCTTTGCCTAATCCGTTAGGATCTTTTGCGGCTTCTTTGTTGATCCTTTCGACCAACAAGTCAATCTCCTCGTCATCATCAAAGGCCTTGAATCGACCCATGAAAGAAACCGGTTGTTGATTGGTTTGCCCCTTCACTGGATAGTGAAAGTGCTCAATTTTTTCCTCAAGATTTAAGGCCATGATTAGCAGTAATGAATAGGTGAGTGATTAGTCTTGCTTCCAGCTAAAAAAGCTGGGATTTCCGGGCGGACGCTGAAGAATCATGTCCACTGTGGTGTGGAGAATCCCATCGCGGCTGCTATGCGAGGGTTGACCGTAAGTCAGCTTGGGAATAGTAATTGTTTGGCGGGCGCCAGCCGGGCCGTGAACAATTTTGAACTCATGAATTGGCGGGTTTTCGCTAGCGCTGAAATTAAAAACATTGAACTCTTCGAGGGTAGTTTCTCGATATGTTATACTTGCGGTTGGTCGCCGGGACGTGATCAATACCTCAGCACTGCCACCCCCTGGATCATTGAAGTAAACAACATTGCACCCAAAGTCAAGCGAGAAATTAGAAATACACCGACTGATCGGGGATCCCGTGGGGCCGATCTGAACCGTAGGAGTGTTGGCCGCGTCCACCACCACGGACCGGGCCTGGTTGCTGTAGGTGGGCGAGATCATCGCCTGAGTTACTGGAGTGGTGTACAACCCCAACATGGTTGCCTGAGCGGTTGGCAGTTCACCGCTGGCCAGGGTTATCACCATGTTGCCACGTGAGCCATGGGAGCGGTAGTCGCGCCCAGCCATGAGAACGCGGAGGTCGGCAAACCCCAGGGGTGAGTTGAGACTGGCCTCCGTCAGGGTGTTACTGACGGTCGCCACATCTGCCCAGGTTCCGCCGCACGCCTCCGCAAGCGCTGCCCATTTCGGACGGGTGCCGGCCACGCCACTGCCCGCCAGCTCAAACGTAAGGGTGGCACTGGAGCGCTTCCGGGCCATCACAGACGACGCCACCGGGCCAGACTCGCCGTCGGCCTGTGGTCGGTCCAGCAGATCGCCCTCCAGCGGGGTGATCTCGATCGCCGAGCAAATCAGCGCATCGCTTGCCGCAAACGTGGGGGTCGCCCCGTAGGTGCCGCCGGCCTTCACAAAGGCCAGCATTGAATCAAACTGTGCCATCAGGTCGCCTCAGGGGAGTCAGGAGCAGGGGTGAGCAGGGGCGGGCCGGCTGGATCTGGGGATGCCTGAGCAGACACCCAGCCGCCAGCCTCACCCGCGCCGCGATCCCACTGCCAGCCGCCAGGTGTCCAGATCGTGGGGTGCGGATGACCAGGGGGCGGGGTTTCGTGCCGTTTGCTCATAGGGGCTGCGTGAGATCAGTCAGGCTCGTTCTTTGAAGGACATTGTAAACGAGATGAAGGCCGCCGGCATCACCATCGGGCTCAAGCTCCTCCTGTAGGTAGTAAATCCCCTGGACACCCGGCAGGTTTCGCGCCGCGCCATTCATGACCGCATGAACCGCCTGACGGAATGGGTCGGCTTGCTCATCGAGGGATGGCCCGGCCGGCAAGATGTCAAAATATAGCCTAATTCTTATGGGTGTGCTGTGTCTGGTAATCGTGTGCGACGTATCTACGGCGTTATTCGTTGACACGTCATGGCTCACAATGCACACCGGTTTTGCCTCGTCTTTGCCAACTGGGTAGGCCCTGCCCAGTTCACAGAGGGTTATGCCAGGAATCGCGGCCAGCAGGGGCACAAGGCCCTTGCGAAATTGCAGCGGGATCGTGTCCGTCATCGCTGCCCCCTGCGGTCCTGCCAGGCCAGCCCCAGCAGGGTGGAGGCCACGCCCAGCCAGCTCTCACGGGCGGTTGACGCGGCCCCGGAGCACGCCAGGCCGCCAGCGTGCGCGGTGCACTGCAGCCAGTGAACGGTGGGGATTGTGGCGCCCGCAAACAGAGCGACGCCCGCCAGGAGGAGGATGGTGGGCAGGTGGTTGCTCATCGCAGCCCATTACGCCGTTGAAGTTCCTGGATCGCAAGTTGGTGCATTTGCTGCCTCTCAAGCAGTTTTTGGTAACTGCTATCCCGTTTCTCTTCATCGTTTTCAATCTTTGAAACTACTCGTGAAAGATTATCTACGATAATTCCAAGCTTGAGCTGATTGTCTCGCGTTTCCTTGAAATCAGTGTAAAGGCCTCCCAATATCATTACGCACAATGTACCCGAGATAGCCGCAGTCCACCTCAGACCATTGGTAAGCCGGTCATCCTGTATCGGCGGCTGCGCCTGGCTCTGCCCGGCTGATTGGTTGGGGGGCGTGGGGGCCATGGGGGAATTCTAATCGGCGTTGAAGGCGGTTTGCAACGCCTGCAGGAAGGCGGGGGGCATGTGGCAACGGGCCGCCACGGCGAGGAACTCTGTGCCGATCTCGGCCGCTTGCTCATGGGGTAGAGCTTGCAACACGAGCAGTATCGACTGCAGGAACAGGCTGAACTCTCCCGAGCGCCTGAAATCATCAAACCGCGACGTCAGCGATCCGGCCGCCATGGGATCCTCGGCAAAGGCCAGCAGGAATGCGGATTTGAAGCCGTTTTCAGTCCGCAGCGCCGTGGCCATGCCTTCAAAGTCAGGCTCAGGCTCAGGCTGTGGCGGTGGCGGCAACGGAGGCCGAGAGGCCAGCCATTCCTGGAATGCTTCAGGAGTTGTTTCTTCCCATGGTTCGCCGGGGTGCATCTCGGACCACATTGAGGAGCCACGAGTAGAAGGGCCAGGGTTGGACTGAAAATAAAATTTTAACATGATAGCCAAGTGTGAATTTGTGGCACAGAGGTGAACATAGCGATGTTTGTAGTTCCTGTTTCCTTGACAATGAAAACGCCAAGCATTCCCAGCGTCGTAGGCGTCGAAGGAATGGTAAAGGTTGTGTATGCTTCGCCGTTTATATTGGCGCTTATGGTTGCAGTTGGCGCGTCGTAGATTAGTGTTACTTTGTAGTTGGTATTGGCCGCCACCGTGGCCAAAGCAGTAGATGATTCTACGCCAGCCACTGTTGAGGTGATCGTGAGCGCGGACCCGTTGATCAGCAGCCCAATGCTGTTCCTCGCGGAATAGACAGCGGCATCAAGCCAGCCGAAGAATATCCGGTATGTGTTTGCTCCTCCCGATAATGCAGTGGGGGTTGCAAACCATATCGTAGTTTGAAAGCTCCTTATGGCCTGAAGCGAAAGTTTGCCGATAGTTCCCGTCCAGTTACTGCCTGATGTATGCACTAGAGCAGCGGCGCCAGCTGTCGTGCTACCAGTGTCGAGGCGGCCCATATTGGGCAAACTGGACGAGCTGGCCAAAGCACTGGTAGAAACAGAGCCTGCAGCGCCTGTTCCCAAATTTGTAGGGTTTAAGCATAAATACTGAAAATAAGTGCCTGCCGCACTTGGTAGAAGTAGATTATATAAATCTGCGGCGTTAAGCTGCCCACTGGCGATAGACAGGCCCGTGCCAAGTGACAGGAATTCAAGCCGACTCGTCGCGGGATTCCAGTAGTGCAACCGCGTCAGACCCGCGCCAGGGGATTGCGCCGCCAACTCCTGTCCTGAGAGGCCGAACACCGCCTGCAGGCTGGCGGCCAGGCTGGCGGGGGCGTGATGGCTGGCGGCCAACAGGTGGGCTGTGATGGCAGCGGAGGCCGCGCCGGCGGGATCGAAGTCAGCAGTCGCCGCCGCTGCCGCAGTCCCGAGCACCGGCCAGGGCAGGACGTGAACGCTGCCGGTGGTGGCGTGCGCCCGGCCGACCGTCGCCATCTGCTGGGCGTTGGCAGCGGGCCGGGTGGCGGTCAGCACGCCTCCGCCAGACGGAACGAACAGCGGCGCCCCAGGCGTCAGGCCGGCGGTGTTGAGCCCCGTGATCTCGCCGAGCAGGGTCGCATGGCCCTCGGCGTTGTTTGCCAGGGGCTCCGACAGCACGAACAGTGCCGGCATTGTCCCGGCCGAAGACGCGCTCGCGGCCACCACCTCCAGTGTGGTGGTGTTGCCCACGGTGCCCGTGACGCGCAGGGGCGTGCCGGCTGCCAGCGCGCCGCTGACGTTCTTGACGTGGGCGTAGAGACCACCCGCCAGGTTGCCGTGGATGTGCGGCAGGATGGCCAGCCCGGTCAGGGTGAGGCCCGTGAGGGTGGCCGTGTCGTCGGGTCCCAGGCCGATATAGTCGCGGGCGCCGGCCTGATCGGCCAGCGCGAGGAACGCCCGGCCAAACGCGGTCTGGTTGGCCACGGCGGCCAAGTTCGCGAGATTCGTGCTGAGCGGCTGGTAGGCCTGCGCTGCTGCTGAGGTAGTGAGGTAGTTCTGCAGGGCGCTGGAGAGCTCCTGCGCCGTGGTGTAGACGGAGTGGGGATCCTCGGCCTGGCTGTGCGCCAGGATCGCAGCAGCCACCCCCGCCAGAGCCGCCAGCGCCTGAGCCGTGACTCGTCGGGTGTCCACCCGTTGGGCGGTGCCGGTGCCGGTGCCCACCGCCTCGCAGCGGAACACGGTGCCGACCGCGGCACTCGCCCCAGCGCCGACGGTCTGCCAGTTGGTGTTCCCGAGGCTCACGATCCGGTAACCCTGGCCCACCGTCAGCGCAGTGACGGCCACCGGTGAGCCGATGTCCTGATCGAGGGGCAACAGCTCAGCGCCGGTCAGCGTCGCGGCGGCTGGCTGGGAAGAGATTGAACCCGGGTTGGCAGCCATGTCAGGTGATCGCGAGCGCCAGCCCGCTGGTAGTGGTCAGCGCCAGCCCGGTGGTAGTAGTCAGAGCCTGGAAGACTGGGGCCGGGGGAGGTGATGCGATGGGCCCAGAGAGGGGGATGCGGCTCAGCACGCCATCGGGGGAGATCCAGGGCTGATGCTGCACCCGATAGGTGTCCGACCCCACGCTCAGAGTGTCGCCATACCCCAGTGCCGCCGCCAGGGTGGCCGCCGCCAGCAGGCTGGGGCCGTGGTGAATCATGCCGCCATCGAGGACAACAGACGACTCGATCGACAGCATCCCCAGCCCTGTAGCCGCAGCGATCGCGATGGGCTGCCCCCAGTCCTGCAGAAACGCCAGATCCTCCGCCGTGGCCGCGACGGTCGGAGAGGTGCCGCTCACGGGAACGCGGCAGGTGATGTCATCAGCGCTGCGATATGGCTCGAATTGGACCACGTAGGCCACCCCGTCGAGGGTGAGCGTGTCGCCATACCCCAGCTGGCCGCAGAGGGCCATGGTGCTCAGAATTGAATCCCCCTCGTAGACCAGCTGGTCATCGAGGAGGATCTGTGTGTTGCGACTCAGCACACCGACGCCCGAGGCCGCGCCGACCGTCAGGGGTTGCCCCCAGTCGGCCAGCATGGCGGAGACGTCGGCGGCTGTGTCGATCATTTGGCGGGGGGTTTCGCCGGTGGGGGAGGGGTGGTCTCCACTGGAGGAGGAGTGGCCTCTTCCGGTGGAGGAGGAGTGGTCTCCCGGATGACGCCGAGGGCCACCAGGGGGGCGGCCTGTTTGGGGGTGAGGTCGGGGATGGACTGGCCTTCCTCGTACTTGGCCCCGTTGTGGTTGACGGGGCTCAGATCGGTAACGACGTAGGACATCAGGCGGCAACCGCGTTTTTGATCAGGTAGCCGGCATTGCTGCTGGTGATTACCGGAGCTTCGCAGGTGGTGACTGGAAAGTACCAGGTTTTTTCGTTGTTGCCGTAGTAGGCGGGCTCAGCAAATGGGTGGCCAGTCAGTTGATAGGTGACTCCATAGGTCGGGAGGCCCATTTGCGCCAAGCCGGCAGTTTCCGTGTAGGCGAGAACCACATCCCTGCCCCACACATCAGAGATGGTCTCGTCATCAGCCGCAGTGATCGCATCACCGATCACAATGTTCGGAATCCTGAAGATACGCCTCAGGTCGTCAATGCCGGCAACATTGACCCCGGTGTAGTTCAACCTGGCAAGGATCTTGGGATTTTCCAAGGTCTCCTCAATCACCTTTGCCGAGAAGACGGCAAGATTTGGATACTTGCCAGTGGCCGCCCTGACTGCACTCCGGCCGGCTTGGATGACTTCCGCAGGATCAACCGCAGCATCATTAAATTGACTGCCAGATGTCAGGGTAACCTTGTTGGCTGACGGGTAGTTGCTGAGGTTGGTGGCAATGGTGGCCTGGGCAACTTCAAGACGGTTATTGACAACCATCATTGCGCCAGTCATTGCCATCTGTGCGCCGTCGATGGTAAAGCCCTTCGACGTAGCGACCTGCTCTTGCTGGTTTTCAATCGGAAGAACACCCTCGATCGAGTAATCCCGCAGAGCATAATCACTACCCGCGTAGCCAAATCTCACCCTTGGGGTGTTGGCGCCAGGGGATCGCAACATTCCGGCATATTGCATAAAATGCTCCCTACCGAAAGTGATGATTTTTCCAGCTCGCATGTCAACGCCAATTCGCGGAAACAAGGCTTGGCCCGCGTAACTGTTTTGCTGAAGCCCCAGCGCAAGCTGTGTGTTGACCGGGGAGATGATACGGGCCTGGCCCAGAGACTGCGAAGGCATGATCTTCAGTTGGGGAGAATGAGGACTTCAGTCTGCTGATCCGCAGCAGTAGCGGCCGCCAAACTGCGGGCCACCGATACTCCTGTCGTTCTGGTGATCAACTTGCCAGAGGCGTTGAATTCCAGGAGCGCATCAGCGGCAAAGGCGGCGCCGGACACCGCGACGGTGCTTCCCAGCAGGTTGGCTGTGATTTGGTCGCCAGTCACCCCGCTGAATTCAGCGATGTAGCCAGCAGCGCCAGCGGCTGGCACGGCGCCAGCAAGGGTGATCCCGCGGCCACCGGTGATAGTGGCGGTCGCCGTAATGGTCTTGGCGAACAGGGTAGTAGATCCAGCGGCCATGTTCAAATCCTCCGGGTAACATTGGCCAGGGCATCCAGATAGGAGACGCCTGGGTTTGTAGCCTGATGCGCACGGGCGGCTTTGTCGATCGCCTCCTCATCACCGTTGGAGGTGATGAAGGATGTGACCGCGCCACTGCCGGGACGCTCCAGCCCCTCATCCGCCGCCGAGGCATAGGACACGGGAGTCGGGGCCTCCATGCCGCGAGCAGTGGCAGCGGCCTGGCGAAGCTCCCGCTCAGCCGAGTTGACGGCGAGGGCTGCTTCACCTGGGCTCGTGTGACCGTCGGCCGCCAAGCGTTCGATCAGGGCATCGTGGCCTGGGAGGCCAGCCGCACGAACGCCAGCAATGCGGTCTCGCTCTGCGGCGGCGCCATCCTGGCGTGCCTTGGCCAGGGCGGTTTCATGTTCGGGCGTAAGCCGCGCCCGTTCATCGGCGGCGCCCTGGGCTCTGAGAGCATTGGCGCCGTCCGGGTTATCGATGGCCCACTGGGCCACCTGCTCCGGCAGGGTTGACATAGGAGATCGGACAGGGGACAAGTGAGCCGCCGCCGGTGGGCCGGTTGCGACTACAGGTGATGACATTTTGGCACGCGACCCGCCAGATGGTATAGAGCGCCATTTGACTTGATCCTTCACCTCGCTGATCAACTCATCCAGGCTGGCGAATCCATCAGCAAGACCAGCGTCGATCGCCCGCTGACCGATGAACATCCGGCCGTCGGCCATATCAGAGAGCACTCTTTCGACGCTCACGCCACGTTGGTTGGCTACATCGTTCACAAAGATGCTATAGATTTCGTCAACCGTGTCTTGAAGTGTCGCCTTTCCACTCTCCGTAAGCGGACCATTCTCAGACGCAATACGCTTAAACCTGCCGGCAAAGACTTCGGTCTTTTTGATACCTACAGCATCAAACTGTTTTGATCTGTCGATGTGCTCAATCACGACGCCGATCGAGCCGACTTGATCAACTGCTGAGCTGAGGTAGACCTTGCTGGCACCAGTGCCAACCCACACACCAGCGGACGCCATCAGGCCCTCCACCAGTGTCACCACGGGTTTCACATCGCGGGCCGCCATCACCGCCTGAGCTGCCAACTGGGTGCCGGCAACCGCGCCGCCGGGGGTGTCCATGGTGAGGATGATTCCCTTCGCCTTGGGGTCTGCGGTGGCCGCCTTCACATCCCGCGCCAGCAGTTCCGACGACGTGCCGCCGCTCACATCCGTCATGAGGTTCATGCGCTGCGCCATCACGCCGCGCACGGGAATCACGGCCACCCCATCGCGCACCTCATAGCCCTGGACAGGGCCGGGCAGTGGTCCGCCGCGCCGCGCCTCCAGCTCCTGCAGGTTGACACCCTCGCCCCGCAGGTGCGCGTCATAGATCGCCCTGATCTGCTCCATGCTCTCGGGCATGATCGCCCAGGGCGCCGACAGGATATCGAGAACGCTCATTGGTTCAGGGGGTTCGTGGTGTCATCATCGGCCCCATCCTCCTCATCTGGAGGTGGTGCCGGCTGGCTGTCGGGCAGGGCCTGGCCCTGGCCCGGGGCTGGAGCACCGCCTTTCGCGCCGAGGGGCGGCAGGCCATCACGGCGACGGGCTGCGGCCTCCCTGGCTCGCTGAGCATGGCGGGAAGAATGATCGCCACCATCGTAGGCATTGGTCTCCGTTTCTTCAGTCGTCAGGAACTGGGCCCGCAGCATGGCCGCCTCGGCCTCCTGCAGGGGGTTAAGGCTGGCCGGGCCACTGCCGGTCCACTCGGCACCCTGCCAGGCATAGCGAATGAACGGATCCGCCCAGTAGCCGGGGGCCTGGACCCAACCAGCCGACACGCCCTCATCCATCCACGCCTGGTAGATCGGCTGGCAGGTGTGGGTTACATCATGCGAGCGATCGACATAGATCATCTGCCAGAGCTGCTGGAATGCCGCCCGAGCCGCTGTATATGAAGACTTGAAAAGCCCGGTAAGCACTTCTTGCGGCAGGTTGAGACCCATGCCCAACAGGGTAAAGAAAGGCTGAACAAAGGCGTCAAAATTTGGATTAGGGCGGCCTGGCGTCGGAGATGTAATCGTCTCGCCTGGCATGGTGTTGATTACTTGGCCCGATTGCCAGGCTGTTACTTGTTGCCTTGATTCAAGGCCGATCTTTATGTATTGCTGCTGTTCGTCTGTATTAAACAAATCCTGGAAGCTCTGAGCGTCCATCTGCGCAAACACCGCCAGCGCCGCAGAGTTGACCGCTGCCTCAATCTCGGCCTCTGTATAACGTTGTAACTGCTTTGTGGATCCGAGAATCTTTGTCAGATGGGGCAAGGCCCGCGTCTGACCAGGCCGGACCATCTTCTTCCTGTGCAGGATGTTGCGCCTACCAGTAGACGTGTAGACTTTAATCTCTCTCCATTCCCTGTTAGTTATCCCCGCCAGCATTGCGCCGGGGTGGTGATTCGCCACAAAAATTGAAACGATCTCCCCATCCACGGCACGACACACGCCTTCAAAAATCTCAGCGGTGTTTGCGCCATTATTTTTGTTGCAAACCCTATCAGCTTCGATAACTTGTAGAGCAAGCTTGAAGGGCCAACCTGGCCTTTCTTTTTCTGTGAGAATTGTGAACACATCTCCACTGAGAACCTCAGAACGTGCGATCAATTCCTGTAGTTCATAAAAATTCTGATCACCTTCGACGCTTGCCCGTGTATCGCTGGCCCACATATGAAACCTCTTTTTCTGTTGCTCTTGCCATTCCTCTGCCTGCTCACTGGTAACCCCCAGCCACTCCTCTGTGATCCGTGGCTGGCAGCGCAGTCCGGTGCCCACCCTGTAGGCGACCAGCTGATCAATGCCAGAGCCGGCAACCGGGGATGTGCGGTACAGATCGCGAGAGTAGCCGCGCTGTGCCTGTAGTTCAAACGAATCATCCCCATCGGGATCGCGCACGCCAGGGGCCCATGCGGCAAACGCCGGCATCGAGGCCAGCCGCGAGCCGCCACCCCATCCGCCACCGATGGAGGCTTCAGGCTGGGGCGTGGCCGCCGCCGCCATTGTCTCCAGTTGCCGCCGCCGCTTCTTGCCCATCAGAACAGCGGTGACGGGGATAAGGACCGCGCCCGCCCGGTGGAGCGGGCCTCCGCCCTGGCAATCTCAGCATCGAGCTGGGTGATGGCGGCGCGAATTTCCGTCAGACTGGCGCGTTTCATGTTGCGGCCATCGGGGCCAGCGGACATTCCATACTCCTGGCCGCCGGTGAGGATGGCAGTCTCTGTCGCCAGATAGGCCGTGCGCCGCGCCTGTAGCTGTGCCAGGGTTTGCATGGTGCGATTCTAGCCGAAGGTGAGGCTAGAGAGAATGCCGCCGCCGCCGCTTGCTGGCCCCGATCTCCCGATACTGGCCAGGGCCCGCCGCTGGAAGTCATCCCACATCCGCTGAGGCTGGCTGTACCGGCGTCGAACCAACAGCATCGCGGCGCGGGCGTACCTGGCACAGTCGCCCGCTTCATCCCTGGCACCGCGCGGCTTCACCCATGAGTAGACCCTGCCGCCATCCGCCGCCCGGGTCTTTCCTGGCAGCCGCTTCCAAGGGAACATCTCCTGCAGGATTACCTCGGTGGCGGCCTGGCCGAAATGCACATAACCAGGACCTGGGGTCTCGATGCGTAGGCGATTCTGCCAGTCGTTCACAGATTGCTCATAGCCAACCATGTACACGAGCAAATCCTTCCCCGCTTTTGCAGCCGCCTTATTTTTTGCGGTGAAGTTCACGGGTGTTCCTTTCCCCAGCAGTGGCGGCAGATTGGCCGGGTTGGGGTTGCCAGGCGGGCGCCGGCCCTTCACTGGAACCCATCGCCCAACACGAGTAGAACACCACCTACGAATCTGCTCCGTCGCATGGCCGCCCTCGTCAATCGCTCCCAGCGCCATGGTCAACTCCGCCCCGTCCTCCCGCCGCCAGGCCACGGAGGCGTAGGCGTCCAACTCGCTCAAGGTGGACTCTTTGGTTGGATCGCCATCAATCCATTGCTCGGCTATATGCCACATCTCCTCTCCCAGCCCGAATCCCCAGACGTGAATCTGGAATCCTTCATTTGCTGAACCGTCGCCGCCCTGGGTGTCAACGCCGTAGCAGATCAGCACGACGCCATTGGGAACGTCCCACGTTGCGTCTGCTGGAGGGTAGGCGTTGCCGGTGGCTTCATCGTTTCGGCGCTTCAGCAAGCCCTCGGACGTGAGCTTGCTTGTTATTGAATCCTCCCAGGGAATCCCTAGAACAGTATTGTGAAACGTCTGCATGGGATCGGGATTTCCCATGCGCATCTGCTCCAAAGCAGTTTTATATTCTGCAATGATTTCCGTCCATTTGGCGCCACGGTCGTAACCCATGGCAGCCCAGACATGAGAGGACAGCCACACCGGATAACCGTTCTTGAGAACCTGCTGCGAGCGGTCGAGACCTATCGGGCAGGCCTGACCCGCTCGCTTGTCCATCCATCGCAGACTCTCATTTTCAATTAGTTCGTGGCAGTACGCACATTGCATCTTTCCAGCGTCCAGCCCTTCCTTTATGAACTGCTCCCACCTGAGCTGCTGGTATTCGTTGCAGTGCGGACACGGATAATATCTATATTGCTGATCACCCTTAAGAAAACCTTGATGTGTGTAGTCATTTGGGAAGACTGGCGTACCTCCCGCCATGCACTTGGGATCTGGTACGGTTGACATGCGCTTGAGAATAAGCGCAATCGTGTCACCTTCAACAAGCGAGTGGTAGGCGCTTGGCTCTTCAATGCCAACCCTATTCAAGGTGATGGCTCGCATCTCCCTGGGCACACCAGCATTCAAGTTAAACAGCGTCGTGCCGTTGCTTAGAATCTTCAGATCAACAGTATTCTCACCTACAGATGTTTTCGATTTGCTGTTAGACAGCAGCCCCTTAAGACATGGCGCTCCTGAATTTTCATCAAAATGCGTATTGATTTCCTTCTTCACATACCTGTCTCTGTCGTCTCCGGTTGGATGGTAGATTCCGATTGACGATGGTTTCCAATGACAGTAGTATTGGACGAATCCAGTTTTGAATGCGGCGGAATATCCTACCCTGGCAGATTTCATATTCCAAGATGTCTCCGCCCATGAGTAGGTGAACCAATTCATCCATGGTTCTTGATATGGCCGCGTGTGCCATTTGGCACGAGCCCCGCCAGGTAGGCCGGTGAGGTAGCTGTATTGATTGCTATATTGAAGACCGGTTAGCTTGGGCTTTGGTCTGCATAGCGCTGCCTTTTGTTTGGCAAACTGTCTTACGTTTCTATTAATCATTATTCGTTCTCATCCAGCTGTTCGTACTCTGCATCGGAGACTACGGAGAACATTTCCCTCACGATGTCCTCTATTTCTTCCATGTCTTCTACGGTCAGCTTCGGAATGCGTTGCTGAATGATTCGCGGCAGGATATCTCCCTGCCTGATTATTTCTTGAATGACTGCGTTCTGGGCTTTGTCATAGTCTTCTTTAAAGACTAAGAGTTTAGCATCTTTGAATAACTCCAAATGCGTCTTGTATCTTTTATTAAATTCTGTCCACGCTTTCTGCTCCTCCAGGTTTGGCACGGTGCCAGGCCTGGGGATCTCAGGGAACCCGTAGCCGCCAAGGATCGATGGGTCGCCATCGCTAGCTGCCGGCGGCGTGGCGCTTGTGCGTGTTGCCCGTCGCGCCTTGCGGGGTTCAGCAGGGAGCTGGCTTGGGGATGGTGGCGCGGGCTGAGGCGCCGGTGCCCCGGGTGCCCCGGGCTTCGGCTTCCGGGGCTGCATGATCCGCCGCCGCGGGCGATTGTTCCAGGAGATCTCCAGCCCCTCGCGAACGACGCAGCGCTTGCCGCCACGCTCAACGGTCGGGACGTGGCCAGAGTCCAACAACGGGTAGAGCTGGCTCTTTGAGCAGCCCAGTATTTTCAAGGCTTCTGAGATTGTGATGACGCTTTCCGGCATGTCCCCGTTGGAAAAAAAGTCCAGATGGACCGCAACCAGCATATTGGACTCGTACGGAAGGAGTTGCAGCGGTGCCGCCAGTTGAGAACCCTTGCCACGACTGGGGTCCAACTGGATAGTTCGATTGTATCAACGGAAAATCTGGGCT